GCCAGGCATTCGTAGATGCATATAGAGAAAATATCTTGGGGGCCAACGAGTCAGCAATTCAATATAATCCAACGGCTACCGCCGTGATAGCCTTTATGGAAGATAGAAATGATTGGGAAGGTACCCCTACGGCACTATACCAGGAACTTTGCAGTGTGGCGGAAAGGGAACATATAGACACAAGGGCAAGGGAATGGCCAAAGTCACCGGGTAGCATGTCAAGGCGATTAAAGGGGATTGCCCCAACATTGCGTGCGGCAGGGGTTGAATGTTTCCCTGGTGGCCGAACCCATAACGAGGGCAAAAAGATAGTCCTACAAAAAAGCCCTGTAACAGTACCGAAAATATCGGACACGTCGGACACACCGACACAAGCTAATAACCATGCGGCCTCGGGGCGTGTCGATATTTCGACAGCAACAAAAAATAGCGACACAATATCGATCACGGGAAACCCTAATAACCATGCGGGCGTGGCGACGTGTCCGACGTGTACGACATTCTCGGAACCTTTTAGGGATGGCACCAATTCAAAAATGCCTGGTATAGGGAATTTGACATATAATGATACGACTACTGAAATATCCGATCTCTCCGCCCAGGATGGCGAAAGAAGGGATACTACCCCTAAAATATCCGGAACAACTACACAGACTGGTGAGGATAATCCTATGGGTGACATTGACAATAATCGTCCTGAGGAAACCAAAAATGCTACACAGACAGGTTCGGACGGTGTAAAGGAAAATGTAGATGCCAAAGACAGTGATAACCCATCGCAGCAGCCTAACGATGGAATAAAACTATGGGATCGTGGACCGTCAAAGGGGAAGCCTAAAAGTCCAGAATACCTTGCTTATCGTGGGAAAGAAGACGTGGCAAGTACAAGGGTTCAGCCCCCAGAGATTGATTGGGGAACAGACTAACAGCCTTATGACAAGGCACAGGGGCAAAGGGGGACAAACCCTCCCACGCCCACTGCGCTTGACCACGGGGCAATAAAGCCTATCTATGAAACCGTATAGGACAAAGGAGGAATCGTTATGAGAAACAAAACATTTTTTGGCTTTTTGGTTTTTGGGTTGCTGTTATGTGGAGTTACCACTTCTTTTGCCGGTAACACAAAAAGCGATGAGCAGGGGCGATTTGTATTTAAACAAATATCTGACAACCGCCGTGACCAATTCATGATTGATACAGCTACAGGCCGCCTCTGGAATGTAGTTTGCAAGAAAGTGAAAGACAACAGCGGAGAGTCAACAGCAGGTGACTGTTCAGATGGTATGAGCGTGCTGGTCCCAGTTTACTACGTAACGTTTGTAGATGGGAGAAAGACGGTGTCGCTAACGCCCAGGTAGTCACCCCTTTAATGTGACGTTCAAGAGGGATGCACCGAAGAGCGATGCAGAACCAGAAGGAATAGGTCAAAAAACGACTTTGTGGGGTAGACCAAATGGGGGGTTGACATGGGATTTGCAATTCGTCCAATACGTAAAAGGGAATAATTCTCAAGGTCATACGACCGAAAATTATAGTCATAAGCTCATTATTCGCCATGGCCTTTCTCTCTTGCGTTAGGGTGAAGTCTATTCAACTGTTACCCATATTGTGAATTTGTATCTGCTTTGAGAAAGATGAATCTTGGTGGGAATGGGCGGGAATGCCTGTGTTTATGCGGGAAGTGAAGGATTTTGGCCCCCTATTTTATTTACACTTGCTTTGAGAAATTTTTTCCGCCCTTGGCCTATTTTACACTTGCTTTGAGAAAATTTTTGCCCGCCTCAACTGGTGGTTTAAATGTATAAATACTTGAATATACTGCTTTAATCATTCAAAAAGGCCGCTCTGTTCAGTTCCGATTCCCTAATGCCGAATCGGAACTGAAGTCGGAATTTATTTTTTATTATTTTAATCCTATAACCCGTTGAATAAATTAGCATTTTAACAATAATTGCATTTTTTTATTTTTTTTGAATCGGAACTAATCGGAACTATATCCGTCTGATGCTATATTTTAAAAAATATGTAATGATTTCATTATATTGACTCAAAATTAAAAATTTTATTAAAAAAAGAAGATTTACCCTAAAAAATTTTTATCTCCACCCAAATTGGCCTCTTTTGGGTCGCCATTGAGCGCCGCATTGGGTACACCGTATCGGATAGAATGGTATGGTCAACAACCAAAAACCACCTGTCAATATAACGGCAAATAGGGTTCCAAACCCCAGATGCCTTTTAAATATGGTTTGTTTGCCACATATATCGCAGTGTTCAACCTTCATAGACGCCTCCCTGGTTTATAGCCCCTGCCTTGGCACCAGTGCCCGCCCGATCCACACGACCTCGCCCACCACTTTTATGTCGCCCCTTGGCCTGGTCTGTGTCCGCAGGCTTTCAGGGACATTATAGCTCTCTATCAGTATATTTTCATCCCCTACATTATATAGAGCCTTGATCCTGAGCTCAAACTGGTCTGTCGTGCGGGTGTCGGCAAATGCGTACACGCGCCCATCGATGATCTCTGTGCGGCCAGTGTCAATCATCGCGGTGTCGCCATCCTTGATCTTAGGGGCCATTGAATTGCCCGTGACATCCATCAGGATCGCCTTCTCCGGTGCCAGCACCACGGTTTTGATCCAGTCCAGCCGGAATGAGTAGAATTCGTCGTAGAAATCCTCCTGCGCCCAGCAGCCATCCCCGCCGGAGAGCCTGGCCCTGGCCTTCTTTATATACACAAATTCGTCAGCCAGGCATAGCTGCTTATCACCGGGCCTCATCGGCCCCTTGCCTGTGGCTAGCCATTCGACATTAACCCCGGCGGCGGTCGCAATAGGTTCTAATTTATCCGCTCCTGGCATTGTGCCAGCAATATATTGGCGCAGTAAACTTTCGCCGAGTTTGCTGCGCCTGGCAAAAGATGCTACAGATTCTTTGCCGATTGCCTTGGCTATTCTTGAAGATATGGTTTCCAGTTCAATATTAGAACTGGAAACTGAACTGGAAACTATATTTTTATTTTTCAATCCTGTTAACCCATTGAATCAATTAGTATTTTAACGTAATCACAATTTTTTTCTTTTTTTTGAACTGGAAACTACATTTTATTGTTGACGTCAGCAATAAAATGGTCTATGTATATAACTATGGACAAAATAAACGGCCTTAAAAAAGCCAACCTGCCAGATTGGCACCCTGCCGACATTGTGGCCTCCCTCCGCAAGGCAGGGTGGAGCCTGCGCCGCCTCAGTCTATCTCTGGGATTTTCCGAGGGGTACCTCAAAACTGCCCTGGCGCATCCATACCCCAAGGCCGAGGCGATGATCGCAGAGGCCCTGGGCCTGCATCCCATGCAGATATGGCCCAGCCGCTATACCCCTGATGGACGGCCTAACCGTCCAATAGGGAGACGACCCCATAGGCATTGTATAGCAAAATCTGAGGGTAGGTGCAATGGCAAGGTCTAAACGCTGTTTAGACATACCCTTCCGGCAGAGGGCGCTCAATTTCGAGGTCCCAGCCGCACCCGCGGCTATCCCGGGGGCACTCAACGTGTCCGCCGAGATGCGCGGACTTATCAGTAACATCTTAAAGGACTGCCCCAAGAGCCGATTTGAGGTGGCGGCCAGGATGTCCGAGCTTACCGGCATCGAGATCACCAAATACCAACTCGATTCATGGACCGCTGAGTCCAGAGACGGCTGGAGATTCCCCCTGGAATACGCCCCGGCCCTTGAGGTGGCCTGTGAGACATACAGGATCACTGAATGGCTGGCCGCGAAACGGGGCTGCAAGATTATGGTGGGTAAAGACGCCCTGCTTGCCGAGCTCGGCAAGATCGAGCAGATGGAGGCCGAGCTTAAGGCCCAGAAGCAGGCGCTCAAAAAATATCTGGTCGGGGGGCAGGGCTGATGGAGTGGTTTACGGCCAGGCAGCTTGCAGGTATGCCCGGGATGCCGGGCACTGAACGGGGTATCCGCAAGAAGGCAGACGCGGAAAGCTGGCCTGGCCGTAAGCGTTCAGGCACAAAGGCCATACAGTATCCCCTTTCCTGCCTCCCGCCTGAGACCCAGGAGGCCATTCTTAAATCTTTGGCCCCTGCCGCACCAGGTCCCGTATCCTCTGCTGTACCATCAATTATATCGTCATCTGTATCATCTGATGTATCCTCTGCTGTATCGACAGCTCAGGCCCCGGCCGTTGCCGATGCCCATGCCAGAGACATCGATTCACTCAAGCTCTGGCAGCGCGACATCATGCACTATAGATGCTGCATCCTGAACGTGATCGAAAAGCGGGCGCTGGCGGCACAGGTAGCCAGACACCAGGCGGTGCAGGAGTTTTTATCCATGCTTGCATCGGATGACTGCCCTGAGCATATCCGCCATTATGTCGAGCGGGCCAACGCCCGCAAGGGCGGTGACCGCAGGCTATCGGCAGGCACCATCTACCGCTGGTTTGAACTGCGGGCAAAGGGTGGAGACATAGCCCTTGCGCCTGACGACATGGACAAGTTCAGGTTCCCTGTATGGGCAGGGGAATTTCTGAGGCACTACCAGACACCCACGAGGCCCAGCATTGCGGCAGCGCTTGAGCTGATGCCGCCTGACATCAGGCCGAGATATCATGAGGCATACCGCTTTGTGAAAAAATGCTCGATCCTGGATATCAACAGGCTCCGGATGAGCAGAAAAGAGCTTGGCGGTCTCAAGGGATTTGTCCACAGGGATACGTCAGGGCTGCTGCCATTGGATGTGGTGGTGATAGACGGCCATACCATGAAGGCCTATGTCGCACATCCGGTGCATGGCAGGCCGTTTCATCCCGAGATCTGCTGCGCCATAGACGCTGCGACCCGCTGCGTCCTTGGCTGGAGCATCGGCCTTGCCGAGTCCGCCATGACGGTCGCTGACTGCATCCGCCACTGCATCACTGTCAGCGAGACTAAGCCCTTCGGCGGCATCCCGGCCATACTTTATTCCGACAACGGCGCGGGCCTCCTGGCCGAGGCCAATTCATCTGAGATGACCGGCCTGTATGACAGGCTGGGGATCACGCACAAGACCGGCATCCCCGGTAATTCCCAGGCACGCGGGCTAATTGAGAGCCTGAATAAAAACCTGTGGGTGCGCGGCGCGAGGATGCTTGAGACCTTTACAGGCGGCAAGATGAATGACGACCACCGCCGCAAGACCTATCTGCGGCTCCAGAAAGAGGCGAAAAGGGGCAGCGCGGCCATCCCAGGCCTCATGCCATGGGAGAGATTTATGGCATTCCTGGGCCACCTGGTCGAGGCCTATCACCAGCGCCCGCACTCATCCCTGCCAAAGACCAGGGATGATGCTGGAAGGCTCGTCCATCTAACGCCAGCCCAGATGTGGCGGCGTTTTGAGGCGGACGGATGGGCGCCGGAGCTGCCTGATGTGCATGAAATCGAGGCCATAAAGAGGCCATGGCGCCGGGTCAGGACCAATCGTGGCGAGGTGCGGCTGTTCGGCAACATCTATTATGCCGGAGAGCTCGCGCATATCACCGGCTCAGATGTGATTGTGGAATACGACCTTCATGACCCAATGAAGGTCTGGGTGCGGGATATTGAGGGCGGCGGGATGATATGCGAGGCCGTCTGGAACGCCAACAAGGTCGCCTACTTCCCGAAATCCGCACAGGATGACGCCAGGGAAAGGCGCCTGGGCCGCAGACTCAAGCTCAAACTCGATCAGGTGGACGAGATACAGGCGGAGGCGGCCGGGGTTGGTGTCATAGATATTTCTACACCTCCCTCTCCCCCCGTACCCCCCTCAACGAGGGGGGATCAAGGGGGGAGTCCCTCAACGAGGGGGGATCAAGGGGGGCGTAGGGGCGACCGGCTGGTCGCCCCTACCTCCCGTTTGCTTGAAATGCCAAGGCC